TGAATAGCTCCTCCAGAGTTAGAAGTAGCTCCTATATCTGTATCCTCCGAGCCTTGCCAGTCTAAACCAGTAAGAGCTGCAGATATTTGCAGTCCTGTAGCATCTGCTGGGAGCTCAGGAGTTACAAATTGAAACGGTACAGAGAGAGGGAGCGCATAAGTCTGAAATAATGGATCGTATGTACCTATAATCTTATCAAAATCTTGCGTTACAATATCGAATGTAGCTGGGCTTGTATCCCATGACGGGTACTCTGCTTGTGCTCTATAGATAGAGAGCACGTCCCAGGGATCAGTAATATCAAAACCAGGCCACCCTACCTCTGTNAAATTACGATATTCTGTTTGTTCTATCCAGCCACTATCAAAGCCATAGTTTCTCTTTAGGTAGTTAGTAGTNCCTCCAGCATCTCCGAATTTAATAGTTAGCTCTAGCTTTACTCTTGCGACTCTATCAATATCTGGAGTGATCCATCCAAAGGGAGGAGCTAGATATACAAGTGTTCCAGATANTAAAAANCTTTGATCTTCGTAGTACTCTANATCCTCATCTGANAGTACATCACTTGCAATAATTTGAGTCCTAGAGTACAGGCTATCGTGTACTAGGCTCCTCATCCCNTGATACTCTCTAGTCCTTACTACTTGCTTAAACGAGGGAGCAGAACTCCTCTCAAATCCATTGAGCTTCTCGTACTGTGTAGAGTTAGAGCCAAACAAAGCACTAATAGTAGTATTNGNTACTGTATTGTATGTAACCGTTCCNTCTCCTAGTATGTGATTAGCTACATCTATTCCGTTAGAGGCGTGAGATTGAATAGCTCCCAAAGGAACCCACCATATAGAGCCCTGAGCCATAAAGACACTAACGTTGAATGTGAGAGCTAAACTCTCCAGCACTTGATAGCATGAAAAGTACTGTTTTACCCCTTCGTTATCTTTATTATAGAAAGCATCGTGCGAAATCTTAGCGTTCTCTAGCTGTTTATTTTGAGCTCCTCCTATATCATCTTTATACTCCTTACCTATAAAGTCCTCAAAGAATCTCAGCTCTATGTCTGAAGCTCCCCAGATGCTAGAGATGTGCATCTTTTGGATGAGGTTGTGGAGGTGTTCTAATATAGTAGCTGTTCCTGTGTACGCTGCTCCATCGTTATTATAGTCTATCCCTTTGAGATTAGCTAATCCATCTACAGCTGTAAGAGTTACAGGAGCGAAAGGATAATCGTCTGGAATTACTGTCTGTTCAGGGAGTATCTCTCCACTCCACCACAGCTCGTTTGAGCTATCTGGATCTCTATATATCTCTATCCTAAAGGAACCCTCCTCGAAGCCGTCTAAATAGCCATAGAGAGCATCAAAGTACGTGCTATCTACTTTGGGGTGATAGAGTGTAATCTGTACTCTACTCCCTACTATAGGTTTGCATCTATCGTACTCATCAAAATCATAGGAGAGGATAAATCCATCAGGTCCGAGATTAAAAGCGTAGTTTGTATCTAAACCAGCTGAATCTGCTACTAGATCAACTTTCCAGTCTGTATCATTTATATCAGTAAANTCCGAGGTTGCGTANATATAAGCCATTAGAATCTGTTTCTATCCCTAGAAGCTCTAGAGTTACTTATTACTATATCATCTCCTGAGATACGCCCGTACACCTGAACCGTACTAGCTCCCATCATCTTTTTGAGCTTCGATATTGGCGCAATTACCTCAGGATCAATATGCGCATTTTTATTATCTCCTACCATCGCTAGAGTAGGTCCGTAAGCAAGTCCAGAACTCGCTAGAGCTGGGATATTTGCTAATAGAGCCTCTAGAGCTGATAACCCGATTAGAGCAAAGATAGGAGCCGTTAATCCTCCACTCTGCTTATTTGCTATGTTAGAAGGGCTTGTGGCGTTGGCTATTACATTAACCCTCGCTAGAGCTATAATAGATCTTATAGCATCTTTAGCAAAACTCTTGAGAGCTTCTTTCCCAGTTTGAGCTCCAGCAACCATCTCTCCGAATGTAGCACCTAGAGATTCCGCTAAACCTTGAAAAGCTATCTCCGTAACCTCAACTCCCTCAGCTATTTCATCGGTTGCTACCTTAAAGTCATTTAAGAAACCTAATAAAGCGTCTGTATTTTGTACGTTAAAAGTTTGCCCTAGTGCATCAGTGAGCTGTACTATAGCTTTCTTAGACTCTAGAACTGCTCCAGGCATCTGATTAAAGCTGACTAATAACCTCTCTATCTCTGAGCCAAATATCTTCACCTCCTTAATAGAGCCTCCCACTCCTCCTCCAGCTTCTCCTCCAGAGCTAACGTCTTGAGCTTTTGAAGCATATTTCTCTAAGAGGTCTAGCTTCTCCGCTTCAAACTCTTCGATTAATTTAAGCGTTTCCTTTATTCTAATTTTTGCCCCTCTAACATCTCCATGCTTTCCGAGCCAAAAATCGCCTCTATCAAATTTCTCTTTTCGTTTAGCACTCCTTTCCATCTCAACGAGTAACCTAGCTTCCTGGTCTGCTAACTGCTTAAACAGGTCTTCTCCTCGCTTTTGAAATGCTTTTTCTAAATATGATCTACGTAGAGCTTTAGTATAGTCATCTAGATTTTTAACTAGATCCTTATAAGTTGTATTTTCTGCACTGAGATTTGAGAAGTGTGTGCTATCTATAACCTCTAGACGTTTTAAAATCCTCTCTTTATCCTTTAGAGAGATATTAGTGTCGTTATATGCGTTCACTAAATGCCTAACCTCTGAGCTTTGACTATGCACAGATTTGTTAGCTTTCTCTAACGTTGTTTCCACTTTACCATAAACCTTCCTAACGTCGTTAATGATAACAGTTAAAGCTGTCATAGCTAAAACAGCAGCCGTTATAGGACCTCCCACAAATGAAAACAAAGCTATCATTTTAGGTATCATAATAAGTAATGGACCTATAGCAGCCGCTAGTCCTCCCATTATTAAAATAATCTTTTTAGTTTCTGGAGATAACCTCGTAAAGCTCTGAGCTAAATCCACTACGTAATCTAATAGGTCACTTATTATAGGGAGTAGATCCTCAGCTAGAGCTGCTCCAGCTAGTTTCAAGTTATCTAGAGCTGTACTAAATTTGCCTGTAGCAGTTTCAGAGAGCCTCTCCATAGCTCCATTAGCCATACCTCCCTCCTCAGATAAGCTCTTTAAGTAATCGTTGAATTGCTGAACAGTAACCGCTCCAGCTCCGAGCTCCGAGGGGAGAAGCCCAGTAGCATCTGCTAAACCTTTGAACACTGGGATACCTCTCTCCGCTAATTGGTTGAGATTCTCTAGCTCTACTTTGCCCTTCGCATTAACCTTTGCGAAGATAGCTGCTATCTCATTTATAGGCTGTCCAGTAGTAGCTGCTATATCTCCTAGAAATTGGAGCTGTTCGTTTACCTCTCCTATCCCTGTACCTGAAGCTATAAGCTGACGAGCTGAAGTAGCAACGGCATCTATTTGAAAAGGAGTTTTTGCAGTGAACTCATTGAGCTGCTGCATCATCTCTCCAGCTTGTTTAGCTCCTCCAGTGAGAGAGATAAAGCTAACCTCCATCTTCTCTAAATCTGCTGCGCTTTTGATAGCCATAGCACCCACCCCCAAAATAGGGAGCGTTACAGCTTTAGTCATTTGAGTACCTAGAGCTGTGAAGTTAGAAGTCATAGAGCGCATATTGCGCTGCACTTTACCTAGACTCTTATTAAGATCTCTAGTATCTGCTCCTATCCTTACTACTAAATCTCCGAGCTTTGCCATCTCACTTATTTTCGGCTAGAGCTTTGAACATATCCCAGCCTCTGTTATCATTCTCTATCTTCTCCTGAGCTTTCTCCCAGGGGAACACAGTTAAATCTTTAGGAGTAATCTTACTCCCTTTCTTTGTGTGTACGTTTAGAAGTAGAGCACTTTGCCACCTGGTACGCTCCCAGTTGGACCGCTCCCTTAGCTCCTCGCTTTCTTTCTTTCCACGCACTGCATTACCAAACTCCTTAAAAGTAAGTGAGTAAAGAGATTTAGGACTGAGCCCCAATAAGCCCAGCCCTAACTCCTCTATTCTATCCCAACTGAGGGGATCACCTCCACCTTCTTCTTTTTTTTTCCACCGTCCGTAGTACTTCCCATCGCTTCCTCCATAACTGCTATTAACTGTGGTAAGTCTTGTACCGTAATTAATCCCAGCCACTCCTCAACCTCCATACTAAATTCCATCCCTTGAGCTAAGCACCCATCTACTACAAAGTAGTAAACGAGCTCAGGTATTAGAGTGATATCAGTAGCATCTACCTCAACCACTTTAACCCCTGTTTCTTTCTCAAACTTTCTCCAGGCTCTCATAGTAGCCTTTACTGGATAGCTTTTGTTATCGAGTGTGATATTCATTATGAGATAGCTGCGTAAGTTACCGTACCAACAGTTTCTAACGTCACGCTATATGTCGCTTGATCTTCCACCCCTCCAGAAAGGTCGCAGCTAGTAACATAAGCCTCGAAAGTAAATGCATGATCTCCAGTGTTCTCAGTTGTAGCTGTTCCTATCATCTGAGTGAATTTAGCGTCTAGCTTAGTTCCTGCTAATTGCCATCCTATAATATCAGTATATCCAGAGCTTGCATCTGCCTCCTCAAAATATGCTGTAAAGCTGACAGTTACTGATACCCTTCCAGGCATTACAGCTTTATAACCTCCATCCTCTTTCACAGATGTGTCCTTCATTTCAGACGAAACACTTATGCTACAGTCAGTTACGTTATCCACCATGACAGGAGTACCCCCGTCCTCATCGAGCATAATCCGTAGATTGCTCCCATTAATTAAACCAGTTGTTTGTGCCATTACTTTTTAGCTTTTTTTTTGCGCTTATCCCCTCCGACTAGTGCAGTTATTATAATATCAATCCATCCAAAAATNTTNACCGCTGGATTGTCTGACGGTACTAGAGAGAAGATAGCTCTAGCTGCTATTAATAAGGCAAATAAAATCGATTGCCAATGATCTACAAAAATATCCATTCTATATTGTTTTTATGCGTATTGAGTAGTCCTGAATACTAGCCCAAAGTTTACGCGATTCGTTTACATCCATTTGCTCGCTAGTGTACTGGAGCCCACTTATCTTGACTCCGTTGTATGTACCTACGGTCCTATCTAGAGCCTCCCTAACAGCCACTCCTAGATCTATTGCTTCATTGTAGGAATCGTGGAAGCAGTACACCTCTAAATTAGCTACGTCTACTCCTCCTGAATCCTCCTTTACATCACTGGGAGCGTTGCTTAAAATAGAGTACACGATATAAGGCGCATCTATATTTGGAGGAGCTAACTCTGGGAAGATGTTAGTACTCACTTCTCCTGATACAGTTGCATCATTTGAGAGGATGTTATATATAGCTTTCCCTACTATCATAACCCTCGTACATATTTAGCAAAGTTCTTTCTCAATAGTATCTCCTGGAGTTTTAAGCTCCTACTCTCAGTGGCTTTCATCCCTCTAGAAAATACTCCACTGTTTTGTGTTTTATGCTTACCTCCGAACCTTGGACCGAAATCTCCTTTCTCTACTATGTGAGCGTACCAACCATCGGCACTCTTTTTAGTTTTTCTCCTCCCTATTGCGTTGGTTCGTGGACCTCCTAGAACAGTGTTTTCGTTTCTATTAGGTAACCATGTGCCACCAGACCTCCTGAGATTTCCCCTCTTTTTATTCTTACCTCGAAACATAGATTTTTCAAAGCTCCCATCTTTAACATTAGCTTTTATATAGTTGCCATATACAGCTCCTACTCTGTGTCCGATATCCTTCAGAGCTTTAGAATCTTTCTCGCTCCATTTAGCTATCTTATCTATCCTCTTAAAGAGCTCGTTTACTCCTGTGACTGTTACTGTGCTCATGAGTTATCTCGTAATTCTGTTATTACTCTGAGCTGGTCCAACCTTCCCACTTCCTGAACTCCTAGAATATCGTATATCTTGCTGTCATAGCTCACTCTATAAGACGCCTCTAGAGCTCCTATAGATTTTGAGGAGCGTATAAGAAAAACAACATTTTGATATGATAACACTTGCTCTCCACTTACTCTCTCACTTGCTGATGGTTTGCGCTCTATAGCAGCCCACACCGTAGCATAAGTGCTCCAGGTAACCTCCCTCTCTCCATAGTCATTAGTAGAGGTTGTAGGTCGCTGGAGTGTTATCCTTCTATCTAGAGCTCCTATATTCATCTCAGGGATATAACTCTATAAGGATTTAATATAGCCTCTATTCCAAGTGGAATCTTTGATGAGCTTGTAACTATTACAGCTCTCCTATTTTCGTAGAAATGTGCAGATAACATCTTTATTGCGTGAACTACTGGAGGAGGGGCTGTATCTCCTAAAGTTCCAACTATAGCTACTGCATTGAATCTATCTACTTCTGTACTAGGAGGATCAATAAAGGCTATGCGCCCTGGCTCCCTGTGAAAATCAGAATAGTATTTATCTGCTGAAAGAGTCTGAGAATCTCCAGCGCTATCATAATAAGTGATAGAAGTTACTGTTTTAATACCCATAGGAACCTCCACGTTATGGAAGTAGTCTAGTCCTAGATTAAAAACAGAACTAGCAAAATGTCTACCTGTGTAATCCTGAGCAGCTTGAACAGCTGCATCTATTATAGCTGTTATAGTATCATCCTCATCAGTATGCTCAACACGTAAGAACTCCTTCATATCTGCTAGAGATACTATGTCCGTTCCTGTAGGTTGTGTGGTTATTCTAAACTTCATCTTTGAGAGGATTAATAAAAAAGGGAGCGAGTAGATTAACCCACTCCCCTTCTCACCTGTTATATATCTACTATCCCACGTTAGTTATTCCAGCGAATGCTCCAGCTTGACGCACCTCGCAATCGTAGAACTTGTTCAAGTGGAGAGCTATCTGAGCTGTTCCAGCATTTGAGTAAGGATCTACTAAGAGATCTAAACCTCCGAAATATGCAAGAACGAGCCCCTTTGCCCAGTCACCGAAAATAATATCTCCAGCATCTGCTGTACCCTCTGCTAGGTTAGGAGTAGCTACAGCTGGGAAGCCGTCGAAACTCTGACCTGTCCAGAAAGCGTTAATATGCTCTACTGAAGCTAGAGCTCTTGAAGCTGCCCAACCTTCAGGATTCATAGCCCACTTACAACTAGCCATCGTACCTCCTTCAGCTAGTACAGCTTTCTCTAAATCGAATAGATTTGCAGCAGTTAAAGAACCGCCTCCAGCTACCATAGTTAACCCAGCTACAACTTTAGCGAATGCTGCTGTATCAATAGTTGTATTAATACCAGCTTGTAACTCTGAAGCGATGAGTGAATCTACGGCACTTCCTCCCTGAGTGATGAGCATTTTTGAGAATAACGTCTTATTCGCTACACGAACTGGAGAGAGATTAACCTCGTCTAGTTCTAGCTCAGAATTAGCTGAAGCACTTACCTCAGTCTCCTCTGTACCTATAGCCTTATTACTCACTCGTGGGAACTTGAGATTTCCTGTAGCTCCATGAATAGTAGTAGCTCCTAGCTGCTCTATTACTGTGGGAGCTCTAAGAGCCTCTATTACTCCTGGTACGTTAGTAGGTACATATCCTGAGCCATCTCCTGATCCAGCTTGGAAATCATCAGCACCTCCAGCACGAAATAACGCTTTCTCTGGTATACCGATTTGACCGCTCATCTGTANACCTCTAGACTGCATCTCACGCTGCGACTCTTGAGCCCACTCCGCTTCTGCACCTTCTAAACCTTTACCGAGAGCTACTGTATTAATAGCACGAGATAAGCTAAANGANCGGTTTACTTTGTCCATCTCTTTAGCCTCNCTCACTGAGTTACCAGCAAAACTAGCTTGACGAGCTATCATCTCCTCGTGAGCTGCTCTGCGCTTTATCTTGTTATCTAAACGAGCTATTTCATTCTCGAGGTAGTCCGCTCTCTGCTCCTCCTCATTTGTGAGCTCTCGCCCTTCCTTATCCGTTCCCTCAATGAGAGATACGTGCTCCTCGTAGTTCTTGCTGCGAAGAGCCTTCATTTCATTTAAGTTCATTTTTTTTCTTTTTAGTTTTTGAACTGTTACACATTTATCATCTTCGCTGCTTTCTACTTCAGCTGTTCTAATTTCGTTTGGCTCCTCCTCTTTTCGTGCAGCCACCGTAGCACTCTTATATGCTGGGTATGTTACTGGGCTAACATCTAAAAGTTTAGCCACCTTTTCAACCTTTCGCGTACTCCTATCCTCGCTCCACGTTTGCTCCTCAATAGTAAACGCAAAGGAACTTTGAGAGATATCCCCTCTTTTAATAGAAGTGTAAAGATCTTTCGCATATTGCTGCTCTCCTAGTTTAACTCTGTACTTTAATCCATGTTCATCTGTAGTGAGCTCTAGAGTACCAGCTGAACTCCTCCCCAAGATTAACGAGGGATCGTGATTAATAAGAGCTCTCACGTCATCCCCTAGAACATCATCGAACGCACCAGGAGAGATACTCTCTCTAAATACTCCTAAATCTGTCTCACTGTTATAAAGAGCTGCATAGCCCTCTATAATCATCTCCCCGTTCTCCTCTCTTACTTCTAGAGTAGAATCATGCTTTGAGTAGTGAGCTCCTGTTAATAGCTCCTCTCTATTTTCATCTTCCATCTTCATTGCTTTTAGAGATAGCCTCACTGTAAGCTCCGAGCTTATCTAGTGCTATCTGATTAACTTGAACAGTGTGAACATCTCCTCCCTCTACTGGGTTGAGCTGCTCCTCCGCTCTACATTCATTTATTGAGAGCACTCCAGCTTGTAACATCTGAGAGTAGTAGTTTGCTCTAGCTGCACTATCTCCCCTTTGTAAATCTGAGAGCTTGAACTTGCTGTATATTACTGGACTATCAAATGAGGGGATGAGCTTTCTGTCTATCTCTTGCTCTACTCTCTGAGTCCAGGGAACTATAGTGTGACGAGCAAACATGAGATTCTGCTGCTCTACATTGTTGTATGTAGTCTGAGAGGGGAGCTGAACGAGAGATGGAGGAACTGAGAAGATTCTACATATCTCTTCCGCTTGGAACTTACGAGTTTCTATGAACTGAGCCTCATCAGGTGAGATACTTATCCTCTGGTACTTGAAGCCGAATGGCATCAGTTTAGTTCCAGCATTAGCTGCTCCACTATTCCAGGAGCCTTGGATCACATCCATCTGCTCCTTTTTGAGAGGCTGCTCTGAAGTTAGTACTCCAGTCATTTGTCCACTTTGCCCAAAATACTCAGCTCCAAAATCTTGAGCACTTTTAGCTAGTCCTAGATTCTCTCTATGTAATCTAATCGGACTCATCCTCTGGAGGTTGCATATCTCTAGCATATTCTCAGGGCGTACTATACCCACATCCTTAACGCTGTACACTTTCTCTCCTTTGACTGCTCGAAGATCTACATCTGAGTAATGAACTGGGATGAGCTGTGTAGCATAGCCTCTATCGTCTCTCTCGATAATAGCATACCCCATACCATAAATTACAGCACTAGCTACTATGCTCTCCCAAAATTCATAAGCTGTTTGGTGTTCGTTAGGCTTAACCCTTACCAGGTTGTACGCTGGATGTACGTTAGCGATAACTACATTCTCCCCTTCGCGCTTGTATATCTCTAACCCTAGAGCAGCTATAGTAGAGGCTATCTTGTACACACAAGCATAGACAGTACTAATAGCCATCGCGCTGTTTTCGTTAATTGTAGCTCCTGATTTTGTGAGAGGATATATCCCCACCTCAGCAGCTAAAGAGTTACTATCGTACTTCGCTACTCTGTAACGAAACAAAGCTCTAAATCTATCTCCTAGTGTACTCATTCGCGCGTATTATACGATATTCAAAAGGGGGTTGTCAAGTTTATAGAGAGAAAACTTCTAGTAAATAATCGTCATCTCCTTCAATGGTATTTTGTACATAGCTGTTCATAGCAATAATGGAAGCTATAACTCCATCTACTTTCTTATTTTCTTTCGATTCTTTTGTAACTCTCTTGTTTTCGTTTACGTCTGTATAGATAACAGCACAGCCCATTTGCCACCGTAAACACTTATTACCTCCATGAATAATCTTGCCCCTCATAACTTCCATCTCGAACTCTTTAGTTGGTCCATTCATGCTCGTAATGTTTTGAGCCATAGGAACCATTACAATATCATCCTCTATGAGCTCCGCTACTATGTACGTGCTAAACCTAGGATCGTAACCTATCTCTCTCACATCATACTGAGCGCATTGATCCAGGATATGCTGCTTTACTATTCTGTAATCTGTAACGTTTCCAGGAGTGATAGTAATATCTCCCTCTCTAGCATAGTTGATATAATCTATTCCCGCTGCGAGTTTTTTGCTATGAGCTTTCTCTGAGTTTACAAACTGGTGTACAATGAGATAGAAGCACTCCCTCTCATCATCTCTAAACAGGAGAGCAAATGCAGTTAAATCTTGAGTACTAGCTAGATCTAATCCTCCGTAAGCTGGGAGATTTGGGAGTCTATCCATCGGTATCTCCTTTGCTCCCTTCATAAATATCTCATCTGGTATCCATGATGTTTCTGCACTAGTCCAGATATTGAGGTGTAATCTAAGGAAGCTATTAATCATTGAGGGATTGCTTTTGGCTTTCTTTACTGCATCCTCGAAATAAGCTGCATTGCATATAGTGCCATAGCCTGGGTTAGCTTTTCTCCACGTGCTCTCTTTAGTCCAGTCATCATCGGGATCAGCTCGATAGAGTACAGGGAGAAATGTATCATCCTCTATGCTTCCAGATAGTATAGCTTCTGAGTACTCGTGCATCTCATAGCATATAGAGCTCCTATCGTGTCCAGCTGTAGTGAGAGAGATAATGAGAGGTTGCCTCCTAGCTCCTACTGAAGTAGTAAGTACATCCCAGAGCTCTCTATTTGGTTGAGTGTGGAGCTCATCGAAAATAATACCATGACAATTCAACCCATGCTTTGTGTATGCTTCGGCACTTATACTCTTGTACCAGGATGATTTGTACTCTATTGTATTGCGTAGCACCTTACACCTAGAGCGTAAATGCTTGTTATTGTTAATCATCTCTTGAGCTATATGAAAAACGATATTTGCTTGNCCTCTATCTCCAGCAGCGGATATGAGCTCTGCTCCAGGCTCTCCATCTGCAAAGAGTAGGTAGAGGATGAGAGCTGCTGCGAGATTGCTCTTTCCGTTCTTTCTTGGTATCTCTACATAACAAGTTCTATACTTCCTGAGCTTGGTATCTTTATGCTTCCAGCCAAAGAGAGGTTTTACTATATCATCTTTTTGCCACTGCTCCAGCAAAAATGGAGCTCCAGCTAACTCTCCCTTAACGTGAGTGCAGAACTTCTCGATAAATAAAACAGCTTTATCTGCTGCGTCTGAATCGTAGTAGTAGCTCATAGGATAGACAGTTGAGTGCTGTTATTTTGTGAGCTTATACCTTTAGCACAGTTAAGGATGTGTAGTCCTGTTTTTGGCTCTACGCTGTTTCTTAATAATAATCGACCTTGATAATTAGGAATCGGTATACCTAAATACTCAGATAACTCCTCCGCTGTACTTCTGGAGATATCAATGTTTTTAACCTCCAAAGGAGATACTCTAAAATTAGCCCAGAACGGGTGCCTCCCAATAATAAACTCAGGCTTTATAAGATAGTCATAATAAGGCTTTACGTTTTCAATTACATATTGCCCCTTATACCATGAGCGTAGTAATATGATTTGTTGATATAAAGTTTGATCTATATACTGTTTTACGTTTTGACTATAGCACAAAACCGAGTGCGATGGGCAAGGAGGAGAGCTCCAAATAAAATCAAACTCCTCGAAGTGATCTAGGAGGTAATAATGAGCATCCGTTATTATTACATTATCATTTGGAAATTTAGCTTTGTAGATTCCCGCTATTCTAGGATTAATCTCTACAGCTGTAATCTCGTGCTCCTCTCCCCATAAATGCCTATTGCCTCCTATGCCTGAATATAAATTTAATATTCTCATTGCAAAAACTCCTTGAGCTCGTCTGAATCTTCTAATCCCTCTCCAGCCCATTTCTCTAGTCGAGCTATTATAGCTTGTTTCCGCATCCTAGCTTCTTTGAGCTGTTGCCACTCTGGGCGCATCCGAGAATATACATCTCCGCTCTTACCTGTTACCATGTAGCAAGTGCCATGCACATCACAGTACATCTGTAAAGTTTTCTCCTCTGCTTCTACGCATGAGAGAGTATAGATTAAACTCTGCACTCCAGGAGTGAGAGTCTTATGTGCTCCGTACTGTAGGAGCTTGAGATC